CTGCTGTGAATGGGTCATCTGTTCTTCTACCCTCTTTACATATCCAACAGATCTCTGCGTTGGCTCTGACTTCCTTTGATCGCTTCGCATAATTTCCTTTGTAATGTGTTCTAAAGGGTTCACGTCTTGCATCAATCTTGGCTCTGTACTCTGATTGGTGCAGGTCACATCTTGAAATGTTTTTTGTTAATACACCACAATCTAAGCAAGGTCTGTTGAATCCCATTTTACAATCTTTCCTGATCGGTGAGAGATGTATCCATAAACAGGTGGGTGACTAAATGAATCGTGTTTTATGGCTACCTGTATTGCTTTCTGTGTGTAAATATGTAGTTGGGTGTTCCAGTCTTTATTTGTTTGGGTTGTGGCTAAAGATCCTAATGCGAGTGATCCACCTGATCCTATTGCCCAGTATGGTTCAACCTTTGAGATACCAAGTGTGTTACTAATACTGAAAGCCCGACCATGTGTGACCAACATTATTTCTGAATCAGGAAGTTCAGCCACCCCATCTTTAACATCCAAACTTAATTCTTCCTGTGCTGTCTTACGAATAACAGGCACAACTCTTTTAGCAATAAACCTGAACCACTCTTGTATATCTTCTTTATGTTTAATGGTGGGTGGTATCACAGGATACTTAGTGAGATATTGAACTACATCACATACACGATCTGCTCCTGCTGCAGCGATTAACCAGTCACCTTGTCTTACAATTTTGTTCATAGGTGGTGCTGTTGTAAAAGATTCATCTGTAATGCCAGACTCAGACATGATTACACATCTATCTGAGGCGCAAGATACGGCAATAGTTGTCATTTAGTTTTTAGACTTTCTTTGTCTATTGAAATGTTTGCATCTCTTAAACACTCAGCATAAGTTGAATGGTTTTGAGTTGAACAACCCTCACGACATTTCTCAGATTCATTAGGCACAGGGATAGTGGTCATTCCAATGGTCGCAATCCGATAGTAGATGAATCACTTTCAATAAGATCTTTAGCGTGTATCAGCCCACCAATAAAAACATTAATTAATGAAGATTTTTCATCCATATTTCTAAATGAAAATGTTTCGATCTCTGCTTGAATAACATCAATCACAGACTTCTCCACGATTTTAATGATCGATTCCAAAGCATAGATAGAGTCAAGAAGATCATCATGTGATCCTTTGTATTCTTTTGCATAGGCGTGTTCAATAAGTTTATGTTTAATCCTTTGACCAACAAGGGAATCAAAAATTTCACTCATTCCCAACTCCATTTCAACCAACCTGTGTCGTGTGCTTCCTGAGGATTCCCAGTGATCCAATTATGGCACTTCCTACAAACAGCGCGTAAATTATTCACATCCAAAATAGATCCCCCACGCGCTCGTGACTTAACCTCGTGTATGTCTTGGCTTCTAGCAACACCACATCTTTCACAGTTAGTTCTCTCTGCGAGCAAGCGTTTCACCAAAGGGACACGTTCATCTTTATATAACTTTGCCATCTTTGGTGAGCGCTTCCTAATCATTAAAAGTTAACACCAACATTGTTATCAGATGTTGTTGTGTTAGTTGTCCAAGCATCAGGTTCAGGTGTTGTAAAACTTTGTCTTTGAATCCCATGTTTGTTGTAACTTGTTCTTCTAAGATCTGCACCAAGAGAATCAATCAACACTTCAGTCACAGTTTTCTCCAAGTTATCTTTACCTGTGTATGTTCTCTGGGTAAGTTTGCCTGTAATAATAACTGTGTCACCTTTGGCTAATGTAACAACGGCGTGTTCAGCAGATGTACCCCACACAATTCCTGTAAGAAAAATCGTGTCCCCATCTACCCACTGATTGTTAACAAACTTTCTGTCGTTACAAGCAATCTTTAATTTGCCCCCTGTTTTACCATTCTTTGTGGTAAACACTTCCACGTCTTGTGTCAGATTTCCTGTGAAACTAATTGCTGGTAATGCCATTATTTTCTCCTTGTATTAATCGATATGCGATTGTTCTGATCATTTTTCTTCGATCTTGAACCTTTTTGTGTTTAACATTAAAGATCTTTCTTAATCTTTTTCTTTCAAATGGTACGAAGCCACCCCATATTCCATATTCCTCTGACCATCCCAACTCTAAACAAAAACCACGAACAGGACACTTTGAACAAATAGATTTACATTTAATGATTGAATCAATATCTGTTTCATCTGGATACATTAAATCGCGTTGTTCATAAGCACATAAAGCCAAATCAGTCCAACCAAAAGGTGCAGGGCAAGATTCGCATACCTCAGTCTTTGATAACTTCGGATGCACGCAATCTTTCAAGTTCAGCAACTAGTCCTGCAATCTGTTCTAATGGTAAAACTGCCCACCATTTTTCGACTTTCGTGACACCAACCCTAATGGGTTTCACCACCAATATGCCGTATTGGGTTCCAGCGTTTATTCTTTCACGCTCAGTTTCTTCCATCCATTCAGATAATTTGTATGATTTATGGTTTTTTACCTCAATTGTTGTGTAAGGAACACCAGCGATATCACCCTTGTCATTCTTTCCAGAAAGAACTCTGCGTTCAACTTTATGCCAAAAAGTTTTTAGATAATCGGCAACAGCAGTTTCAGCAAGTGTGCCTTTCTGTTTTGCTTTGCTCACTTAACTAACAACTTCACCAGTAAATACATAATTACAAACTGAGTTAAAACAATAATCGCTTCCATTCAATAACCCCAGATTCTTTGATCAGCGCGATCTTTGCTTGCAAGATCAGCGTCAGGTTCCCACTTTGGTTCAGAGTTCAATAACTCATCCCACGATTCAAAAATAAATGTTACTGAACCATCATCATTGTTTCGTGTAATCATTTGTTTTTCCCTGGAAGTTTATGTATTGTCCAAGGAAGCGTCAACAGAAAAAAATAAATCATCCACAGAGCGTAATCGTAAAAAGTCATTTATTCACCTCACTTTTATGTAGTGGCCAAAAATATGTGCATTTCTCTGGACAACAAATAAGATCTTTGTAAACACTTACCTGATGTTCAAAGAAAGGATACGCAACAGGATTCTTAATAAAAAGATTTGCTTGATGCGTGATCTGTACAGCAGGATTGGTCATCCAGTAAGGCAACTCTGTTTTAACAGGAACACTATGTTTAAGGATTAATGTTGTTGTCTTCTGCATAACTGTGTCAGCAAATCCTCTGCGTGACCATTCCTCACATATTTCGTTCTGATACAAAAACAATTGGTATTCGTTATTTTTCCACATTCTTGTTGCTGGATGATTAACCCACCCTTTGGATTCCCCAAGAAGTGCTTTGAGTATTTGATATGTTTCTACTCTTTGTTTGCCAAGTCTTTTGTTATCTAAAACTTTGGCAGTTGCTTTGTAGTCTTCTGCGTATGGAAGAAATGTTTGCATACTAGATTTTATCCTCTGACGCTTTATTTTGGAAGATACTCGCTGAACTATTTAGAACAATTTTCACAAGGATCTCCTTTAATCTTGGACTTATGGCAACCTGTACAAATTGTGATTAACCTGAGTTTGGGTTGTTCTTGTTCTACCTTTTTTTGTAATGGACCATGTATCAGTGTTTCGTCATAAATTGTGTCTGCTAATTCGTCACAAAGTTCCAAAGCCTCTGGACCATTAAGTACAATTAACCAGTTTTCTAAATCGATTGCTCTGGCTAACTGATTCACATATTCGTCTTGTTTTGATAAATCTCCTGTCACAATTTGGTGCATCAGATCGGTCACGTGATTTTGATTTTGCACAAAAGCGTGTGCAATAAATCTTGCTATGGATTGAATATCACGATCAGGTATTGAAATCATGATGTAACCATTGTCTTTGATAACTTTTTTACTCATTTGATTCTTTCTCCCTTGATTTGTGTATAGTCGTATTTCTCTTGTTGTAACTCTTTTGCTTTTCTTTCATTACCAAGAACAGCAAGCACTCTCTGAGTGCATTTGTCTTTATCTGCTTTGGTCATATTTTCTTCTAGATCCCTCATTAAAGATAAACAACCAGCGACCTCTGGAACATCTGAAGATGTCATTGAAATGTAGAACGCTGTTTCATATCTCCAGTTTGTTGATGCTTCGATTTCTTTTGTCATCTAATTTGCCTCTGCTTGTAATAGTTGGTGCACATATTCTTCTATTTCTCTTGGATTATCTGCGTATTCATTTAATGCGTTTGCCAGATGACCAAGTTCTTTATATCCCAACGCTTTGCTTGGGGTTGTCCAATCGGCAATTACATAATCTTCGCTGTATCCAATTAGATCTAAAAACTTTTGAAATGGTACTGATTCACAGTTAAGTGACCACTCGTAAAGTTTTTTTGTTTCTTTAGCCCACCTTGGTTCAGTTTCAAGAAAATCCCAAATATCTTGTTCAATCATTATTTGATCCCTTGATCTGTGATCAGATATTGCCAAACACCTGATTCTTTGAAATGATCTACTACTGTTGCGTGAAACCTGTCCTGTACTTTTTTAAGATCCAGTTCAATGTTTCTTTCCTCTGCAACCCTTTTTGCTTTCTTGACTTGTTCCAAAACTGCTCTCTCAATATATTCCTGACCTAATCTTCTTGCTGTTACCTTGTCATTGATTTCGTGTGCTTCAATAAGTTGTAAAAATATCTTCTCCGATTTTTTCATTTGTATCCCCCTAAAAATCTTCAAGAATCATTAAAAGCAACTTTGCTCTCAAGTCGTCTAATTCTCGCTTGAGTGTCAAAGAATACTTTGGTGAATCAATCGCATCTAAAACAATTGATCTAATAACTTCAACTTCTCTTTCTGTAAACTTAACTTCAACCTTTGCCATTTATTTCTCCCTTTTTAGTGGGGGATTTTTTAGATCCCCCCGATTTATTATTTAACTATTGTTACTTTGCCTGTTAAAACATTTACAACTTTTGAGCCCTTACCAAACGCTGCTCTTAATTCGAATGCTTGTTCTGCTTTTGTTGCTTCTTCTATGTATTTCATTTGTGCTTCTGTGTACTTACCTGAACTTTGAACTCTTTCTCCCACTTTTTTTCCTCTTTCTGTTGTTCTTGCCTCTTAAATAAAACAATATCTTGTTTGTATAACAAAGTCTACTGATTTCAGCGTTTCTAAAGAATCGTTATCAAATTGTTATAAACGAACACCTGTTCGATCCTGAGAGGTGCTTAGGAATATGAGGCTCAAAAAAGAACCTCATAAAACCAATTCTCGACCCTTTTGAGGGCTTGAGGTGTCTGAGGGGGTAATTACTTACCCGACTGCGCCATGTGCCTGCATGCTTCGATTTACAGAGTTGGGCTGTCCGATCAACTCCAGCGCTACAGGCTCGCAAACTAACCAAGGTTTGCGCGTTTAAGTTTGCTTCATAAAAAACATATCACCCTCTAACGGTGATTAAATGGACTGCAAATCCATCCAGAAATTATTTAATGAGGCTTCTGTCACCTCTGATAAAAAAAGATCTTATAGTGCCTAATTACAAATTTAGAACAATACCCCTGTTTGGAGTGAGTCGTGGCTAACCCAAACGATTGCTGGATTGCCTTGTGGTGTTTCTCTGCGCTTTCCAGAATCAACAATCCAACCATCATTCATTAAATAATTTCTTGTTGCACTTGTAGATTCATGCCTAAAGCCTGTTTGTATTTCTAACTCGTGGTCACACATTCCATTAGTACCAGAGTTCACAATTAAGTCATAAATAATTTTTTTCTTAGTTCCAGACTTTGGCAATGCTCGCTGAGCAGAGATCTTAGAAGTATCAGGATGCCTCGCCGACACCCTGACACCATTAGATTCCACAGGCTTCCTTTTATTTGGTGAAACAAACTTTATTCCCAAAATGTTCCGACAGAATGGGCAATAAATTTCACCTCTTGGCTCGCCATGTGGACACTCCATTTATCTCACCTTAAGTTTTCTTCAAGTTCCGATAACGCAAACTTTTCATTCAAACATAAAATAACTGTTTGGCGTTCTTCAGGTTTAAGCACGAGAAGATCATCAAGACAAACATTTGATTCTTCAACTGTCAAAAACTTGAGAACCTCAATTAAAATCTGTTGATGAAATGTCCACTGAGTACTGTTGATTTTATCCCAGTCCACAACACCGATTCCACAATCAGTAGTTGCAAAACTTGGATGCGATCTCATCCAAGTAAATCTAATTAAAGATTCAGCAGATTTAGCATTTTTATTCATTAGCGCTTTGCTCCTGTCATCATCTCAACTGCAATACGAATAACCTCTGAAACACTTGCTTTATGTTGCTTTGCCCATCTTTTAATTTCTTTCATCTGTTCATTATTTAATCGCAAAGCAATTAAATTATCTTTATTGCTGTGATCTGACATCTTCTGCTTCCTGTTCCAAATGCGCAATTAGAACATCTAATTGATCTTCTGTAATTAGTGTTGACAGCATTCCCACTAATGCTTCTGTGGAAAGATCCTGCCAAATTTCTTTGGCAAGATCTCGCAACACATTTAATTTTTCATCTTTGTTCATGCCCACCCATCCTTTTCTAACTTTTGTTTGATTACAATTAGTGGTTGTGGTTGAAAACTGAGATCCCTTTCAATTGCTGGAACACCCATCCACTTGACTGATTGCAATTCTGATAGTGAAAAATAACCAAGTTCATTGTCAAAGCCTTGAACTAATCCAAAAAATGTATCAACTCCGTCAAACTCTGTGGCAAACCATCTCCAATCATTTGCAATTGAAAAGAATTTGACCTGTGCGACTGCGTTCCAACCATCTTTCTCTGTTTCGTAAAGTGGTTGAAGTTTGTTTTGAATTTGTTTAGTTAGCAATTTCATTAGTTATTTTTTCCCTTGTTTACAACTGCCTTAACTACTGTGTATTGAATTCCGTTCCAGACTTCTTTGACTTCTTCTACTACTTGAATCTTTGCCATTTCTTTGCCTCTTTCTTTGAGATCTCCCTGACCTCTTATGTATAACATTATCTTATTGTTATACAAAAGTAAAGAGGGGGGGGTGTTTTATTTTGTCGGCGCGTCATGAGCGTGAAAATCGGACAAAAAGAGCAACCCCCCAGATAGGGAGATCTGAGGGGTCGCATTCAACGATCAGTGGGAGAGGCGCCCACTAGATCGGGTTATGTTCGTCTAAACCATTACGCAGTTGATCTAGACGAATTCTTATGACACTAATATAAACCAACAAATCATCTACCTCTTCAAGGGCATCCACAAGGACTTCGTTGATTGTTTTAGTCTCAATTTTTTGTTTATCCCCAAAACTGTACTGCTGGTCACCAACATTAAGAATCCGATGTTTAACACTTTCAATTGTTTGCCCGATCACAGATGCTAATTCTTCAGAGGTCATAAAACACTTATATCTGACCAATAGTTTTTGTCGTGTTCCCCAACAAGAAATGTCAATGTTCCTGGGGTTGACCACATCCCTGCCATATCTTCATACCATTTAGATCCACCATCAAGACTTGGGCATTGAAATCTCCACCACATTCCCATATCATCAACTTTTACATGATGTTTATGTGCTGTAACCCAAAGTTTTGGTTCTTTGTTGTAATCGCGCAAAAGTTTTATAGATTGTCCACGCAACCAATCAATTTCTTTGCCAGTGACTTTATGACCATGTGTAAACGCAACAGGTACACCACTTAGTTCTGCTTGTACACACATTTCGTCATGAGGAATAATCCATTCTGTAACAAACCCTGAATCTTGCATAATTCTTTGTAAAGCATCTGCAAGAAAACCATCAGCAGAATCAGAATCAGTTGTAAAGTTTTTTCCATTTCTCCTCTGCCACTCACCATGATTAGAGAGTGTTGAAATAAACTTAACCTTTGATGCTTGATTTGCGATTGTTTTAATTCCAACTGTCCAAAGATCCAAAGCCAATAAAAGTTGTTGGCGTTGTGTTGCTTGAACACTAAACTCTTGTGAAGCGTAATGACCTGTGCAAGCCTCAATTGGATCACCCATATTAACAATAGCGATCTCATCTATGTTTCTGCCAAGTTTTCTTAACTCTTTTATGCGAGCAACTGTTTTATCAAACGACATAAGCACACGACTAATCGTTGCGTCAACGCCACCACCAGCAGACTTTCCTAACTGCCAGTCAGCCCAGTTAACAACAAAAGTTGTTTTAGGCTCATCTGTATTTTTAGGTTCAGGCTTGCTTGGTTTCCATTTCGATAACTCTTTGGTGCGCTGATCAAACTCTGTATCTGTTAGATAAACACCTTGTTTGCGTTTGAATATGGCTTTATACGAATACAGCCAAACAATATCTCTGTCACCTGACTCTGTTCTTTTTGATTGTTGCCATTTAGACATACGCACTTTGTCATCAACAACCATAAACACTTCTGGATCAAGTCCAAAGGATCTAAGAATTGGTGACCAATCATCTGTAATAGGTGCATCCAAAACACCTGTAAATATTTCACCACCATCTAAACCAATTTCAGCATAGGGTTTTTCTTCTTTTGGTTTCTTTTTATCTATCTCATTTTCAATTGATTCGTTTAATCCCACAGACACAATCACCTCTCCTATGTCTACCAACTGAGTGAATACTTGCATCATAGCCCTCAGTTTTTAGCGCACGAACAATGGCAGCAGTTGATATGCTTTCATCTTTCAAAGTTTCATCTAACAATTTTAATTCTGAATCATTTAGAACAGCCCTAATTAACTTGACTCGACATCCAACATTCAGGGTGCTGATTTCTTTTTTTAAGGATTCTTGTAATCCCACACAGCCTCATCTCTACCTGAAGATGCGATCCTCAGGATCAACCTCATCTTTTACATTGAGGTGTATCCAAACACTATACAGAGCAACAACCAGTAATACAACACTCGACACCACGAGAAATAGTGTGTAAAAAATAAACACTAAAACCTGTTCCATCTCAATACCATCCTTTTTTGTCATGAAAAACAAGGGCTTTACATGGAGTTTCATATCTTTCTTCTATATATGAAATTGCCCACCTGATTTGTGTAATTGGGTTAGTTCTCCAATCAGCACCAGCCGAAGCCATTTTATGCCCTGGCAAAGCCTGTGGAATACCATAGGCACTTGATTTAGGATTATCAGCAAACTGAGGATCTTTCTTTGTTTTCCAAGAAGATTCTCGGTGCATAAGTTCATCAAAACATTTGAACTCAACTGGGTTATTTATTTTTTGCTCAGCGTACTGAACAAAATTTCTTTCACGACTTACCTGAACTTCATTGACTCTTTTCAGATTAGGATTCAACAATGGTTCTGGTTGTACTGGTTGAATTCCAAAAAGAGCCAATAAGAGTGCTTCTAGCATTTAACACCTTTCAGTACTAATCTTTGGGTGTTTCCCAAGGATCACGATCTGCAGGATGTTTAGATTGCAAAAACTTCTCAAGGCTCGTGATTCCTTGAGTTGTTCCCATCTTGTCGTTAATGATTCTGCTCGCTTCTTTTTTATTCAAATCATTAAAAGATGTGATTGTTCGTGGATTACCTAACCACTCTGGAATGAACTGCAACGCTTCGGGTTTGTTATTCCAGCCTGTATTTACAAAAGCATCTTGCACAATTGTTTTTACAAAACCAACTTGTTTTTCTGTGGCTTCGTTAGAAAATGGTTGCCCACCAATATGTGTAGATTTTCCTGTAACTCTTTCAGATTTTTCCATCTCAGTTGTAGATGGTCGTTTGCCTTTTGCAGAAATCGCGGCATTAGCAAGAGCACGACCAAGACTGCTTGTTTCGCAATTCTCAAGGGCAGAGTTGCGATTAACTGGGGAAGATCCAACACGCTCTTCAGCGTATCCAGTTGCAAGTGGATTTATGTCGTCTGCATCTTTGTAAATAAATGCTTTAACAATATATTGTTCATTTGAGTACGCCACTAACTCTGTAAATACTCTTGAGTTTGGGTACAACTCTTTGAACTTGTGTAGCCTTTCATCAACTGTTTCGTATTGTGAAATATCAAAACTCATCTGGTTCACCAACTTCACAAACACAAGATCCTTGATTACAAAAAGTGCATCTAAAATCCGTCTCATCAGCCTCTTTTTGCATTTCCTCTATTAGTCCCATGTCATATCCTCTCTCTGGACTGTATAACAGAATACCTTGAGGGTGCGACAAAAACTACTGTTTTGTGACCTGTTTCTTTTCTAACTTAATAAGTCTTTTATCTAAATATTCCAGTTTTTCCTCTATGCGACTAAGGGTGCAAACAACATCAGGCAAAGATCTTCCCCCATTAGCGTTGGGGCTGATTGGGTAAGTAGCCTGATCAATATAGGCTTTTATAGGTTTCAAGATCCCATATTTTACAATAATTCCCACAAGCGCAAGAATTGCTGAAATCGCTGCAGCGTACTGCCCTGCTGTCAAAATCCACATCAAGAATCATCTCTCCAAGGCAAAGAAATCAGCCAAATGGCTAATCCACCTAAAATTAAATAACCTGTTACAACTTTAGCAGAACCATCCAAAGTAAAATAAGCAATCAGCAATCCAACATAAGTCCAAGTGTCAGACGCAAAAGCAATTAAATACTTTTCAAACCATTTCATTGTATTTTCCTCACATTAACCATTTGTGCAATTTGTGTTAAAACAATTGCAGCAACCACAACTGATTGTGATTCTTCTCTTTCTTCTTCTGTCATATCCGATCCAACATTTAATATTGCTTCAGTTGCCGCAAAAACTTGAGCAATTCCAGGAACAGATTCCAGCGCAGTTGGTACTTGTAATTCTATTGTATTTTCAGCAATGTATTCTTCATTGATTTGTTCTTGTAGTTGTTCTACACTTAATTCAGGTTCAACGATTGGGGTTTCAATTGTTTCTTCTTCAACAATTTCTTCAACTATTTCTGGTTCTGTCACTTCTATCTCTGGCAGGATTATCTCTGGTGTTGGGCTTGGAATTTCCTGAATTAAAATCGGTTCGCTTTCTTGGTTATTTGTGTTTGTTTCTGGCTGTGGTTCTGGCTGTGGTTCTTGTGTTGGCGTTGGTGTAAATGAATCGGTGGCAGTGGGTTCTGGTGACGGCTGTTCTGTTGGTTCTATGGTTGGTTCAGGACTAGGTGTTTGGGTTTCTGTTTCTGTTGGTGTCGGTTCTGGTGTTGGCGTTGGTATTGGCTGAAGAGTTGTAACACCATTCCAAGTTAAAAGATAAGATCCTGTTGGTGTTTGGGTGTAATTGCTTGCCATCCAAGCAAAAGAAGTTGCACGAATAAAATAAAAACCTGCATCAATAGGTGCTGTGATAAATGAAGCCAAAACATTTGTACCTGAGTGTGCGCCATCATCATCAGCACGAAGTTTTGTTGTTCCTTGCCAAAGTTCAATCCAAGAATCAATAAAGCCAGAATTAGTTTGAGGTGTACCAGTTGTAGTTTGGATTGTTATCTGTGTTGGTGCTGTTGCTTCCACAGGTACATCTACATAAGGAATTTCAGGTGATAATTCAATTGTTTGTTCGTCAGCAAAAGCAGGTGCAACAATAAAACCAATGAGAATGAAAACTAAAAATAAGCGCAGTTTGGCGCGCTTGTCCAATTATGCTTCCAGAATTCCTTTTGGATCAAGATCTTTGCCAGCAAACCAACGAATGTTGTCACGCATCTCAAAATGCAAATGTGGACCAGATGAATTGCCTGTATTCCCAGACAAACCTATCTTTTGACCCTTAACAACTTTGTCACCAGATTTGACATCAAGTTTTGACAGATGAGCATAAATAACCCAACCACCCTCAACTTTTTGTACTGCCTGAATCCCGTAACTTTTTCCCCAATTAGCAGGTTCAATTTTTCCGTCTGCAACAGCCAAGATCTCTGTACCTGATTTAACAGCATAGTCAACTCCAGTATGGTAACCCTTTGACCACATCTTGCCTTTTTTCTTATAAGGTGTTGTAATTTTTCCATTTAGAATTGGTGAACCCATTTATTTAGTTTCATCTTTCTTGTTGGCTTTCTTAAATATGGCATCAACTTCATCTTGCGTTAGTTTGCCGTCATCAAGAAACGCTTTGGCTAAATCTGTAAGAATTCTAGAAACTGCTAAAGCACCTGCAATTACAGCAGAATTAATTGGTTCAATGCCAACAAAACTTCCAGCGCCAATTGCTGGTAATGCTGTAACTAAAAATAATGCAAAACTTCTTAAAACTACATCCTTGAGTACTTTTGCGTTCATAATTGTCCTTTGCTTTGTTCTTATTCTATACCAGGAGTTTGCATTGCATTAATAACTTGTTTTGCCACAGGAGAAGCCAACTCAGCATAAATCGCTGTGGTCGCTGGTGATGCGTGTCTCATCAATTTAGACACAGCCAGAAGATCTCCACCTGAAACAGAATACGCATTAGTGGCAAAATAATGTCTACCTGAGTGCAACTTTTTGTTAATGCCCAATCTTCTCAACTCTTTACAGGCATAGGTAGATAATTGGTGTGATTCAACAGTTGGCCACAATCTACCCAAAGTGTTATAAGACTGAATCATTTGTACAACAACAGGGTGGGCTGGTAATGACAAATCTGTGCCACCTTTGCCAGCAGGAATTCTGATCATGTAACCATCTTGCATTTCTTCAAGATCAGCACCCTTAACTAAACTAATTTCTGCGGCACGTAAACCAGCAAAACAAGACAAGATAAACCAATGTTTTTCTGGTTCTCTTGATTCTTTCATAATCAAAGCGACCTCATTATTTGTAAAAGGTCTTGGACTTGATTTTGGTTTGCGCAACTTAGGAAGTTTCTCTGCTGGTGATTCACGTTCAGGAATCAGTTTCAAATACATTAAATGACGATAAATCATTTTGTATCTATTTATGTTTGCTTTCCTTGTTGATTGCGCAGGTGACATCATAACTGCTTCTTCAAGGTTTTCTGTTGTTGCAAACTCTGGATGAGCAAACCTATTCAAACGATTAATTAAATGTTTATCTGTTAACCATAGTTGCTTTTTGTGTCCTAAAACAACAAAGCGCTTTTGGTATGCACTTAAAATTTCATCAATCGAATATAAAGGTGTTTGGGTCATCTAGTTTTTAGTCTTTTCTCTAATGCTTTGATTTCTTTCTTTAATTTCTTAATATGTGCTTTTATTTTTTTCTTGGTTGAAAGATCGGGTGTTTGTACAACTTCTTGTACAACAATTTGTGTGCCACCTGAAACAACTCTTTCTACAACCACAGGAGCAGGAGTTGCTGTAATCGTTACAGTTGGAGTTGGGGTTGGCGTTGGAGTGTATGTTCCATTAAGCCACGCAGTCCAGTCATCACCACCAGCCATTTGTAGATTCCAAGCCTGTTGTGTCCAACAAGTTGTTATGTACCCACCACCCATAACACCCTCACCTGTTTTGATTGGGTATTGTGCAGGACAAGTTATGTCGCGTGTTTCACGATAACTTCCTGGAAATGGTTCTGTAAATGCGATCGCTGGTGTTGTTATCAAAGCGCAAGTGATTGTAGAAATAATTATTTTATTTATCATTTATTTCTCCTGCAACTAAAGCGCAAGAACTTAAAAAAATTATATACCTAATTAATTAATATTAGTGCAGTAAGTTCTGTTTCATTACCAGCAGACACATTCAGTTCAACATATAAATTCTATAAAATTTTATTTCAAGTCACATCTCAATCAACTGGTATTGATTACACTATGAGGTTTAGGGCTGCTGGTTCTGATTTGACTGGTGCAAGTTATGATGAAACTGTTACCCGAACTATTACTGGGACTGTTTCTGGTTATACAACTACTGGTGGAACTTCTTTTGATTTTGGTTCTAGTCAATTTGGTTTAAGAACTTCAGAAATTACATTATTTAACCCTAAAACTACTGGTGCAAAAAATGGTCATCAAATAAGTTATTTTTATTCAACTGCTTCTAATTACAGACTTGTTCTTCAAGGATTAAGTAATCAGTCAGGAACAGCAGCAGATTCTCTAAGCATAATTTGTAGTACGGGTAATTTTACAGGCACAATCAATGCTTACGGATATAACTAAGGATTATGACAATGGCAACTGAAAAAATAATTATACAAATTGGTGACGAAGTACAAGAACTTAAAGGTGCAGAAAAAGAAGCGTTTATTGCACAAAGAGAAGCAGATGCAATAGAACGCGCTGCCCGAATTGATTTAGTTGAAGCCGAGTATGAGGCTAAGAAGCAACTAAGAATAGATGCGATTACCAAACTAGGTGCAGCATCTGGTCTATCTGAAGCAGAAATTAACTCAATACTAAATATTTAAGATTGATTCTATTTCTTCTGTTGTTAATCCTGAAGCCTGACCTAATTTAGTTATTGCATCAATACGCGCTTGTTTCTTGGCTTGTGCTTCGCTTTCAAGTAGTAAAGCGTTATCTTTAACAACTTTTTGTTCAGCCAAAATTGACTCTTTGTCTGTACCTTTAACTTCAATTATTTGGTCATCTTCACCAATCATAATTTTTTCAGTTGCCATTTTAACTCCTATTTGTTAAAGCCGTAGATTGAAATCGTGCCTGTAAAGGTTGCACCATAAAACGTAAATCCATCATATGAGGTGCTTTGATTATGCTGTCCAGCAAAACTAACGTTAATGGCTGAATTTAGACCATATTGCGTTTGACCTGTTAATAAAGTTGGTTTTGTTAAAAATGGTCTGTATAAAGTGAAATCTAACGCATTAATATCAGCGTTAAAAACATTAATTCCTGCAAAATAATTATTTGTTTGTCTTATTGATGAAACTGTTGTAGATGCACCAGATGTTCTTTGTAAAATGTATGAACTTGCTGTTGAGTTATCTGAGCCACCAACACGAAATCTTATGGCAAAATCTGTATCAGAATTACAATCTGTTGTAATTAAAACTTTGTAATTATCATAAGTTGAAGAAAATACATTGTTAAAACTTTGTGAACTTACTCCACTAAAGGTAACAGATTGCAAAAGCGTGAGGCCCTGAGTCGAGGTAGGTGCAACAGAAACCCAGTTTGTGCCGTTGTAAACTTCCATTTTATCTGTGTCAGTTAAATAAGAGGTCATTCCTTCTTCAAAGTTTGCTGTACCAATTGCTGATGAACGTGCAGCAGAACCTGCGAATGTCATAACAACTTGATCTTGCAAATAATTTTGAACATTACTTGCCGTCAAAATTTCACCAGCGGTAAACGTTCTAAAACCAGAACCCATTAAAACTCCTTAAAAACCTAATCTGCCTGTGTCTAACAAACCAAACTCGGTGTCATCTAGCACAAGGCTAGCATAATCTAGAGTTTGGAAACCGAAAGTAATTCGGTGTGATGCTGGTTGTATGTCGTGATCAATTCTAATAATGGAAGCAAATTTGTCTATCTGCGACCCAACATTGTTTGGGGTGAACTTGATTCTTGCCACATCACCTATTTCAAGACCCAGAACATCTGCTTGATCTGAGGGTGTTAAAGACTCAAGTTGAACAGTTAAGGTTTCAAATCTGTATTCAGGCTCAGAGTATTGGGAAAGAAG